TTGTCAGCAGCCCCCGTTTCGTGGTCTGCGTGTAGTTCCTTGTAAACTGACCTAAGGCGCAGCATATATAAAAAGATTTGAATCCGGAACAAACGAGATTATGTTCGTTTGCGAAAGGTTCAATGATATTCATGTGGCTAGAGAGTGTAGCCGCAACTGTTCTAATTATGCTTTGTGCAGACAGATCGACAAGGTAAAACAAGCAGAAGCCGTGCTTGATATGTATTATTCATAAAGAGAGCAGAAAGGAGATTTTATTATGATTGAAAAAGTAGGGGAAATCAAATTTGATGAGAAGATTTTGGACGTGTATTCATCCATGGACGAGCCTCTATTCATCGCGTATGAGGTTGCAGAGATGTTTGGATACAACGATGTTCTAGAAATCGAGGGTTTGTGTGAGAAAGATGAGTATATCATCAAATTTACGATGCTTGATGGCGAGAAAGCTGCAGTCGTTTTCCTGACGGAGTATGGTTTGTATAATGTTCTGTCTCAAACGAGAACATTGACAGCTAGAAAGTGGAGAAAAATCATCCATAGCCAGCTTATTCGTATGAGAAGAACTATGAAATATGATATTTCTGACCAGTTTGACGATTGGAACAATCAACTCGATGATTTGTATTACGATGAAGAAAAAGACTTACTGATGATGTCTGTGACACTCCCTGGCGGAGATGTTGAGCAGATTCCGTATGACGATTTCGATGCACAAGATTGATATTTTTGGCGGAAAGGAGAAAAATATGGATCCCAAAATTATCGCAGTCGACTTCGATGGCACATTATTTGAGAATAAATGGCCCGATATTGGCGAACCGATCATGGAAGTCATTGATTATGTGAAAAAAGAGCAGGCTGCTGGCTCGAAAATCATCCTTTGGACATGTCGTAGCGGCATGGAGCTGGTAAATGCACTGTATTATTGCAAAAAATACGGCATTGTTTTCGATGCTGTTAATAAAAATCTGCCTGAAATAGTTGAAAAGTATGGTGTCGATGCAAGAAAAATCTATGCAGATGTTTACATCGATGATATGAGCTACAATCACAGAGCAAAAAACGTCCAAATCACTATAAAAAAGAGCTTTATACAGCGAATAGAAGAACTTGTTCATGTAGGATACGAAATTTCTGTGGAACAAATTGGAAAATCTAATGCTGTATTAGTTCGTGTAACCAAAAATGGGATTTCTCATAGAGATTTTTACAATTATGCCATTCACGGTCATACTTCTGATGAAGAAAAAGAGAACGGTTTGTTGGAGGTAATTGAGAAATCTGTCATGATGGTTGATATTTTGTCCAAATCCAAGGAGGCTATATGAAAAAACGTAAGATTTCTATGGCTGAAGTGGCTATGACTCAGGAATGCACCTTTATTCAGCCTATTGACATCTCTGATGCAATTACTTTGGAAGAGTTGTATAACATTGAACGAGAGGAGAACGAAGATGTATAAGAAAAATTTCGTTAAAAAGACTCTGAATGGGTTTCAAGCAACTCCTATATATTTCTTCATCGACATCGAGACTATATCTATACTCGGACAGGATTTTGGAGAGCGTTTAAAGGATGCCTTTGAAGAACGAGACGCTTTAATGGTGTGGCTGTACATGAAAAAAATGTTTTTGCATACAGCGCACATATTTTGCAATGGGGAATTCATTCTTATCGCAAAGCGTCTCAACGAATTCGTAGATCCCTATGATTTCTATGAAACTCTTAGTAAGCTTATGTCGGATGCGGAAAAATTCGAGGAGTTTCTTAAAGCAATAGCAGCTAAATAAACGAGAGGAGACAGAAAATGAGACCAGATAAAAATCAATATTACATTGGTATCGCCGAAGCTGTGGCTAAGCGCAGCACATGTCTTAGAAGACAATATGGGGCGGTTATCGTCAAAGACGACCGGATTATCTCTACTGGTTATAACGGAGCTGCCAGAGGCGAACCTAACTGCTGTGACGAGGGGATATGTTGGCGTGAAGCACATGATATTCCTCACGGTCAGCAGTATGAAAAATGTCGTGCTGTTCATGCAGAAGCAAATGCGATTATTAACGCTAATCCTTCTGATATGATTGGTGCGACTTTATTTTTGGCTGGGTTTGAGAATGGTGAACCAATTAACATTCCACATCCTTGTGAGATGTGCTGGAGAATGATAACAAACGCTCAGATTAAAGATGTTATTACCGGAGTTTCTAATATGCGTCTTAATGGGATAAAAGTTATGAATGAAATGGGGTAAGTGTATTGAACCGATATTTAATGCAGATAGAACACTATTTCCGCGGTATTGAAGAATTTGAGGTTAGTGCGACGGACAAAGAAGATGCTGTATTTGTGGCAAAACAGTATGTCGAACGTAATCCGAAGTACAGTGGTGGAAATTACAAAATGTGTTCTATTTGTGTTATTAAAAAGCTGAATATTAAGAAAGGAATATCTAATGAGTAAATATATCTTTGTACTGGTTGTATTTTTGATGTTAGCAAGTATTAGCAATTGAAAGGAGAAATGAAATGCTTACTGTTGTATGGTTTGTTGTTTATATTTTGATTGGTGCGATTACGGCTCTTACCCTCAGTTGGAAGGGGATCACGTATGATCATATCGATATGATTATTGTTACATATTTTTGGCCAGTGTTCCTGGCTTACATTGTAGTAGAAAAAGTGTTTTATAAATGGCCCTGCAATCTGTATAAGAAATGGGATAAAAAAATGGGAAGGCGTGGTAAATAATGTCTGGATTGGACGGAATGATAACAATTGAAACTGCGAAATACAGACCGTGTTTAGTGTACGGGTATCGAGAAGCATTGTTTCATAGATGGGTAGAAGATGACAGTATTAATATAAAGTTTAATACACCAATTAGTTATAATGGGCGGAAAACTCTGGCTAAGGAGATTATTGAAACTAATATTTATCCTCATTATGCTGATCCGGTTGCTGTAAAGCGAATTGCTGGTTTGATTGAGTACCATGATGGGACGCTTGATACGGTCGAACCAAAAGATATTCGCTTCTTGGATTCCAATTACGAGTTTGAGAATGTCGAAGCGTCTTTTGAAAAAGAAAGAATGAGGCGAAATGACTAAAATCGATTACTGCTACAGATCATTGATGAGCGCCATAGTGCAGCAGAGCATCTTGGATTATGTGAATAGTCTGATCGATATTTACAAAAAAGGGTATGTCCGGTCTGACTGCTTATACATCAAAAAACATAGACAATTCAAAATGGTTGAAGACTGTGAGAAATTCTTTTCTTCGCCTACTTTCGTTTTATATAGTGATTTGGATGGAAACTATGTGAAACGTAAGTGTAGAGAGTTCGCTAAGAAAAACAATGATGAACATGTTTCGAACAGTATTTATGTGATTTGAAAGGAGAAATGAAGTTATGAAAAATAAATGGAAAATAGTATTACTTATTGTAGCAATTATTGCATCTGTGGGTATTCTGAGTGTAATTATCATTCAGAGTTCGCAAAATACGGCGATTGCTTTGGAAGAACAGGTGAATACAGCAAATTCTGATATCAAAGTGCAGGAAAAAAGAAGGATTGATCTGATTTATAATATAGTTGATTGTGTAAAGCAGTACGACAAACACGAAGCTGAAACCTTGAAAGCAATTGTAGATGCAAGAGGAGATATTGGCAATATTGAGAATGTTACTACGGCAATTACAGCAGTGTCCGAAGCATATCCAGAACTGAAATCTAATGAAAATTATAGAGAGTTGATGAATGAATTGTCGATGACAGAAAATCTTATTGCTGAGCATAGAAGCAATTATAATAAACAGATTAAAGAATATAACAGATATGTACGCAAATTCCCTGCAAGAATCTTCCTGGATATTTTAGGTTATGAAAAACAGAATTATACATATCTGGTTTATGACACTCCTACAGATGCACCACAGAATCTGTTTGATGAATGATAAAGATGGGTGTGTGGAAAAAATGAATAATTTTGAAATTACGAAAAGAGAAATCTTGGGCAGTATCATAATTGGTGCTGTCCTTCTTATTATTGGTTTTTTCATTTCTACAGTTATTAACGAGCATCAAATGGACCAAAATGAAAAATATAATAAAGCAGTAAAAATCGATGATTCGGAAATGTTCGAATATGGTATGAGAACAAACGTCGGTAACGCTTTCGTGTATGGAAATCTCGAGGCAGTGGATCCAGTTACATATACAGAAATCGGTGGAGAGTATATGTATATAAAAAAAGAAAAAGAAAGATACACGAGACACTGCAGAGTTGTTAGATACAAATCTGGAGAAACCTATCATACTAGAACGGAATATTATTGGACTTGGGATTATGTTGACCATGAATCCAAAAAATCAAAAAAAGTAAACTTCTGCGGTAACACATTTAGCATCAAAAAAATCGATATTCCTAGTTCGGATAAGATTAAAACGATTAAGAAATCTAGCAGAATTCGTTATGTATACTACGGTGTTCCTGCAAAATGTATCGGTACTATCTTTACGGAACTAAAAAATGGAACGATTGCGGACAATAATGTCTTCTATAAAAATATGACCATAGAAGAGACAAACAATGAATTTCAGAGGAATGCCGTTTTACCTCTTTTTTGGACAGGATGGGTTATTTTATCATGTTTTATAATTTATGGATGGTTCTATCTCAAGAATGATTGGTTGGAATGAGGTGATACCTATGATTGAGCTTAAAGTTGAGGAATATTGTCACAGTTGTACTTATTTCGAAGCGGTTTCGGACATGGATATTTTTTATGCTGGAGAAGAAAGAGTAGCAGGAAGAACTGTTGTTAGATGTATTAACAGCGAAAAGTGTAAAGAGATACACAGACATATTGAAAGGGGTCTTAAAAATGTTGAAAATTGAAAACGTACAAATTGCTGGATGGGGAGCAGCCATTCGAGGGATGAGAAACCCTAAGAATTCCTGGGAGAGAAGTGATAGCGGTTTTGGTTGCGAAACAAGCGACCTCCATCACTGCTGTGTTTGCGAAGATGGACATACTGGATCTTGTCCCGAAGCTTTTACGAAATACAAAATCGGCCCTAACGACCACAACTTGATGATGAACCTGGCTAAAGGCGGTCCTGTCCACGCAAAGTACAGACGTATGATTACGGTGTATGTTGATATTACTGCACCGCTGTACTGGTGGAAAGAGTTCGACACCTACAAGGTGGGTACGGTCGCGAACAGCTGCAGCACGATGCACAAGATTGCAGATAAGGAATTTACACTGGATGATTTCAGTTATGAGCACCTGAATTGTGAACCCCATCACCGTGACTGGATTGAGAGTGCAACCGTTGATGAAGATATCACTTCGCCACATAAGGTATGGATGACACCTCTTGATATTCTTAGATGCACGATCGAGATGCTAAACGCATATCGCGAAAGCTACCTTGAAACCAAGGATAAACAGGATTGGTGGCAGATGATTCAACTCCTGCCGAGTTCTTACAATCAGAAGCGTACTATTTGTATGAATTATGAGGTGCTGCATCATATTTATCATGATCGCAGAAATCATAAGTTGGATGAGTGGCATGTGGTTTGCGATTGGATTGAAACTCTGCCTTATAGTGAGGTTATTATACAGAAAGTGGTGGGGATTGAATGAGCAATCGACTTGATATTCTTTACACATGTAATTGAATTTGTTGTGAGTATTGTACCTGGCCGTTATGTCAGCATACGACAGATATTAAGTACGCTGCGAATTTTGTGAATGAGGATGGATATTGGAAGGAAGTGATAGAGGATGGAGTTGACAATCCTGGCAAAGAGCTGTCGTAACTGTCGTTTTGCAAAAACTTGCGACCATAAGAAAATGGAGGCTTTGGGATATTTTCCGGAGCCTCTTATTGCTGAGGTCAAAGCGACATCTGCATCTGAAATGGCAGCACCTGTTCTTCGCGAGACCGCGAATACCGTAATTGATGGAAATGTTGTGAAAGTTTATAAGGACGAGATTGAGAAGGAACTATATAAGCAATTATATTATCATCTCGGGCTTCAAATTGGAGGATAAGCGACTATTCGTATTTTAAGAAAGGAGAAACGAAAAATGAACGATGCAAAAAGAGAAAAATCCAATATGGAACTTTGGGCGGAGGAGGAAATCAGAATTGCTTGCAAAAGAGAACGAGGTAATACTTCGGAAAATGAATGGGATTATGGCGTGGCCTGCTACGAAAGTGCGCTAAAGGCGTTCAGATCCTTGGCGGAGGATGGACATAGCGGGATGAGCATTGGTATTACACTTGATATTCTCAACAAATTGGTAAAGGGACAAGCCCTGACGCCGATTGATGATGTGGATGATGTTTGGGAGGAGCGTGGTACATACCTTTCTGGAGCGAATTACACCACATATCAGTGCAGGAGGATGAGTTCCTTATTCAAGGATGTGTATGCGGATGGGCACATTAAATATATCGATGTCAATCGTTTCCGCTGCGTGACATTGAACAGCTCTGCTTGCTGGAGTAACGGTCATGTAACGAGAATTGCAAGTGAGTATTTCCCTATTACAATGCCTTATGTTCCCCATACATATACTGTGGTTTGCGAGGAATTTCTGACAGACAGAAAGAATGGAGATTTTGATACAATCGGGATTTTGTATATTCGTGACAATGCCGGAGAGCGAAAAACGGTCAACCGTTATTTTGCGGATTGCGAAGAAGGGTGGCGTGAAATCGACCCGGCTGAGTATGTGCAGCGCAAACGTAAAGCAAACGCCAGAGAAGAAGCTGAAGCAGCTAACGTAGAGAAGAAATAAAAATTTAATAATTTATAGAAAATAAAACATATAGAGAACAATCCTATAATGGATGGGAGGAAAAAAGAAAGTGGAGATTATGGCTTTTTCTCTCCACTTTTAAAAGTATCAGTTTAATGCGGTTGCAAATGCTTTCATATTGAAATTAAAGTTGATATTGCCGTTTTTGATGGAGAGTTCAGCAATACCATCTTTGAAAATTCTGTAAATGAAAATAAATAATTTCTTGACGATTGGTAAGATTTTATTTCGCATTTGATACACCTCCTGTCTATTATAGGGTTGTTCTCCTTTTGTTTATGTTTTATCACAGGTTACGAAAAAAGGCAACAATTATATTTTGAGATTTTTAATGAGGAGGAATAAAACGTGAGAATCAGAGTTGATAAAATGCCTGAAATACCAATGAAATGCTTTTTTATTGGAACATTTCGTAACAGAAATGGAATTTATACGGGGTGTAAATTAAACAAAAACCGAAAATGTGAATGTACTGCTGATTGCGGATTTTTGGTTGCAGAGGATGAAACAACCGTAAAAAATGATTTTCAACACTTTTATGTCGACGTATTACCTAGATGTCCAGGCGAATGTAAATTCTCTATTGGTAAAGCGACTCCTTTTGACTGCGATTACGATGAATGTACAATCGATGGGAAACCTTGTGTAGATGTGGATGATTGTAAATACCTTAAAAGACATTACACACCAGCGGATTATCAAGAAGCTGCTATGAGAACTGCGGATCCAAAATTGAATACAGAGGAGAGTTTGTTAGAGGGTCTTATTGGTCTTAATTCTGAGGCTGGTGAGGCCCTTGATATTTATAAAAAGCATGTATTCCAAAAGCATGATTTAGACAAAGAAAAAATTGCTTTGGAGCTCGGTGATGCTTTGTGGTATTTGACAGAAGCTGCTGTGGCTATTGGGTGTTCTCTCGATGATATTATGGAAATGAATATCGAGAAACTGAGGAAGAGATATCCTTATGGCTTCGATCCGGAGAAAAGCAGAAATAGAAAGGATTGATATTTGATGAAGGAAGCGAAAGATTTTCGTATTGCGTTCGGCAAGCATGTAGATATCTTATGGCAAAAAGAAGGCAAGGTGTTTTTATATTTGCTGCCAACAATTTTAGTGCAGCCGCCACATAAACAATATGAAGATTTTGCTAGAGTTTATATTTCTTGGCTGAACTTTCATATTATTATTTATTAAGATGGGAAGAAGAATTAAGAGATTCGTAGAATGGAAAGGATTGATGGTCTAAATGAAGATTTACTCAGCTGAACGAGGGGTTGGTAAAACCACAGCACTTATCAAAGAATCCGCAAAAACAGGAGCCATTATTGTTGTAGCATCATACCGGAGGGTGAATCACACAGTAGGTCTTGCTAAGCGACTCGGTCTTGATATTCCTAAGCCCATTACGGTGACTAACTATCTTGAGCGTTTGGTTTACAGAGGTCTTAGCAGTGAGCAAAAGTATTTAATAGACGAGCTTCAAACGATGCTCCGTAAAATGAATGTAGTAACTGCCACAGTAGATGTGAATTGTATTGAATCGATTGGAGAGGATATTTGATGCCTGTATTTAAGAAAGCGCTTGGTAAGATTATGGCATTGATATTTCTGAATGGAGAAGTGAATTAGAGGAAAATCAGAGAGAAAATGCTTAAATTATTGGCGAAAATCGATTGGATTTTACGGCCACTTTTGAAAATAAAACTGGGCTTTTGACCACTTTATGCCCACTTTTTAGGTCATTTTTGGTTTGTTAGATGGTCGAAAAAGTGTTTTGTGGCCAGAAAAAGTGGTCATTTGCCCACTTTTGAAAATAAAAGTGGCCACGGTCAAAAATGCAAAAATCGAAAAAAGGGGGCTAAAAACCCCCTAAAAAGGCCGTTTTTTGGCAAAAAATCGATTTTTTGAAAAAAATTTTTTCTTCGTGGCCAGAAACCCACTTTTTTTTATAAACTAATGTGATAAAAATTTTTATTATTTATATATAATATAAGAAAAAAAGTGGTCAATTGACCAGAAGATGAATTTTTCACAAATTTTTTAGGAAAATAGGAGATATTTATGAACTTTGCGTTAAAGCGATCAAGTTTGTGGCTTTTCAAGTTCTATCGGTGTTCGCTTGCCTTAGATATGTCAATGTGATAAACTCATTTACACAAGGAGGTATCGACATGAATACGAGAAGAAAAGAATACGAAGAAATTTACGACTATTCGAATTACGGGTTCCTGTTTTACTACAACAAACGCATAAGCAAGTCCATTCCAATTTCAAAAGAAGATATGAGAAAAATTTCAATTGGTAAAGGTAATGGTGATAAAATATTTGTTGTCTGCAAACCTTGTGATATTTTCATGGATTTCAAATCTGGTCCAGGCGATTTAGAAGGGCAATGGGTTTGCCCTTGCTGTGGAGCTCGAATGCGAGAACGTACAGCATACACACAACTTGATAGAGAGAACGAAGAGTTTATGAATAACATAGAGTCGGATAATGACTTTGATGAATTCTACGATTGATAATTATTAGAGTCCGCACTTAGACATAAAAGTTTTTGTGTGGGCTTTTTTAATTTTGGTTCAGGCTTATGTTTTGGCTTTTATTTTTTGCGCGAAAATTACATGCCCTTTTATGAAGAGAGAGGTAAAATAGGCATTTTTAGAATGCTTACGTTTGCTCTCTCTTTTGCTTTTTGATAGAAAAACGAAAGGAGGTCGCACGTTGTTAGAAAATAAATTTCAAGCGAAGCTAATCAAAAAGATTAAAAAGATGTTTTGTGGTTGTATCGTAATGAAAAATGATTCTGGATATATTCAGGGTATTCCGGACTTACTGATTTTGTATAGAAACAAGTGGGCCGCCCTTGAATGTAAAAAATCAGCAAAAGCAAAACGACAGCCTAACCAAGAATACTATGTACAAAAAATGGATGAGATGTCTTTTGCGAGATTCATCTCTCCAGAGAATGAGGAGGAAATTCTAAATGATCTTCAACGAACACTCGGACCTTAAAGGACTGCATGCATTTCTTGGTGCTAGCAAGTATCATTGGTTGAACTATGATGATGCGAAACTCATTAGTAGTTTTAGAGGCCAGTACGCACAAGTATTGGGGACAACTCTGCATGAAATCGCTGCCAATCTGATTCAGTATAATATGAAACTTGCAAAAAACGATAAGAAGATTATCCGTTTTGAGTTAGAAAAAGCGGGTGTACCTTCTTATGCTTATGATATCGATTATATTTTCGAGAACCTTGCAAATTATGTGAATGATGCCATCGGTTTTAGATTAAAGCCGGAAGTGACTTTGAAGTATTCGCAAGTTTGCTTCGGCACAGCGGACGCGATCGATTATAAAGAGAGAGACAAATTTCTCAGAATCCATGACTACAAATCTGGAACGACTCCTGCAAGTATGGATCAGCTGTTAATTTATGCTGGTCTTTTTTATTTGGAGTATAAAGATCGGTTAGGTCTCAGACTTGACGAAATGGACACCGAACTGAGAATTTATCAGAACAATGATATTATTTATCTGAAACCAACAGTCGAGGATATTGCTCCTGTTGTAGACCAGATTATCTTTAAGTCGAAGTTGATTACTGACTTTAGAGAAAGAGGGGTGTAAGACGTGGATTTCTTTAGGGATGAATTCTTAGAGCACTATGGAATGCCTAGACGTTCTGGGCGTTATCCTTGGGGATCTGGCAAAGAACCCTATCAGCATAGCGGAGACTTTCTGGCTCGAGTAGAGGCATTGAAAAAAGAGGGACTTAGTGAAGCTGATATCGCTAAAGCTATCGGGTTGACTACGACCCAATTGCGTGTTCAGAAATCCCTGGCTAAAGATGAGAGACGATCTCTTCAGGTAGAGAGAGCAAAATCATTACGTGAGGATGGTAAGACTTTGGATGAGATCGCACAGATTATGGGATTTAATAACGATTCCTCTGTCAGGTCTTTGTTGAATGCCGAGTCAGAAGCACGAATGAATGTTAGTAAAGCTACTGCTGACTTCTTAAAAGAGACGGTTGACTCGAAAGGAATGATAGATGTCGGTGCCGGAGTTGAAAAAGAACTCGGTATTTCTAAAGAGAAGCTAAATCAAGCCTTGTATATGCTTGAAAGAGAAGGATACGAAGTGTACGGTGGGGGCGTGCCTCAGGTAACAAACCCCGGCAAGCAAACCAACATCAAAGTATTGTGTCCTCCTGGTACAGAGCATAAGGACATTTATGATTTTGAAAATGTCCATTCTCTTCAGGACTATATTTCATACGATAGCGGAGATACTTTCAAACCCGCTTTCGTTTATCCTGCAAGCATGGATTCTAAAAGAATGAAGGTTCGCTATGCAGAAGAAGGTGGCGTTGATAAAGATGGTGTCATCGAATTGAGAAGAGGGGTAAAAGATTTAGACCTTGGCAACTCCAATTATGCACAGGTTCGAATTCTTGTTGATGGTACCCATTACATGAAAGGTATGGCTATCTATAACGATGATCTTCCTAAAGGCGTTGATGTCATCTTCAACACAAACAAATCTAAAGGTACGCCAATGCTTGGTGACAAAAACAATACAGTTCTTAAACTGATTAAAAACGATCCTGAAAATCCATTCGGTTCTCTTATTAAAGAACATGGTGGACAGAGTTATTACATTGACAAAGATGGTAAGGAGAAACTCTCTCTTATCAATAAGCGCGCAGAAGAAGGGGACTGGGGGTCTTGGTCAGACCATCTGTCTTCTCAGTTCTTATCGAAGCAGCCACTCCCCCTCATCAAGAAGCAGTTAAACATGTCTGCTGCTGATAAGCAAGCTGAATTCGATGAGATCTGTGCTCTTACTAATCCTACTGTAAAGAAGGCCATGTTAAAATCTTTTGCTGATGACTGCGATGCAGCAGCTGTACATCTTAAAGCAGCAGCTCTGCCACGTCAGAAGTATCAGGTTATTCTTCCTATTCCATCTATGAAAGATACCGAAGTATATGCACCTAACTATAAAGATGGTGAACAGGTTGCTTTAGTTCGGTATCCTCATGGTGGTAGATTCGAGATTCCAATCTTAACCGTGAACAATCGACAGAAGGACGCAGTTAAAGTCATCGGTAAGAATCCAATCGATGCCGTTGGTATCAATGGTAAAGTCGCTGCTCAGCTTTCTGGTGCAGACTTTGACGGCGATACTGTAATGGTTATCCCTACTGGTAAGAATGTTAAGATTGCGGCCGAGCCTCCGCTTAAGGGGTTGGAAGGATTTGATCCTAAGCTGAAATACGGTGGAAAACCGGAGGGCACATTCAAAGTGATGAAGAATACTCAGACTGAAATGGGTAAGGTTTCTAATCTGATTACAGATATGACTTTGAAAGGTGCCAACCAGGAAGAGATTGCAAAGGCTGTTCGGCACTCTATGGTTGTTATCGATGCAGAGAAACACAAGCTTGATTATAAGCAGAGTGAGATCGACAATGACATTGCTGCACTCAAAAAGAAATGGCAAGGCAGCTATGACAAAGATGGTAGATACCACGAAGGTGCTGCTACTCTGATCTCCCGTTCTTCCTCTGAAACGCAGGTACTTAAGAGGAAGGGGTCCCCTATCATAGATAAGAAGACGGGGGAGCAGTCTTGGAAAGAAGTGTATGAAGAATATGTTGACCCCAAAACAGGAAAGACAAAAGTTCGTACACAGAAAAGTACAAAGATGGCAGAGGTTAAGGATGCACATGAACTGTCCTCTGGTACCGCACAGGAGGAGCTCTATGCGGACTATGCCAACAGAGTAAAGGCGCTTGCTAATAAAGCTCGTAAAGAGATGGTATCTACTGGTAGAATACAGTATTCCTCTGCTGCTAAGGCCAAATACTTAGCAGAGACTCAATCCCTAGAGTCAAAGCTGAACCTGGCACTCAAGAATGCTCCTAGAGAGCGTATAGCCCAGGTTATAGCCAATGCAGAAGTACGGGCCAAGAAACAAGACAACCCCGAGATAAGTAAAGGAGAGCTTAAAAAAGCGAGTCAGCAAGCTCTAAGTAAAGCCAGAGCTGCGGTTGATGCGAAACGCACACCTATCAAGCTGGATGATAGAGAATGGGAAGCTATCCAAGCCGGTGCAATTTCTGAAAACAAACTGAGTCAAATTATAAATCATGTTGATTCAGACGAACTTAGACAAAGAGCAACGCCAAGAACAACGACAACGATGAGTCAAGCTAAAGTAGCTAGAATGAAAGCTTATCAAAATTCTGGTTATACAACTTCTCAGATTGCTGAAATGCTTGGCGTTTCTTCTTCTACTGTTAGCAAATATTTAAGAGGAAAGGAGTGATTGTATCGTGAGTAGAAGATGTGCATTAACAACGTTTGACAATCCATACAATCCTTTTGAGAACTTTGACTCTTGGTATTTGTATGATATGACAATGGGTTACAATTGTAGCTCCTATCTGGCTAGAATCGCACGAACTTCGGATCAGTTTACTGATGAAGAGAACGAAATCGAGATTGAAAGAGCAATCGACGAAATCTTAAAGTACGATTTCAGCGGAATTTATCGAAAAGTCGTCAATAACGAATCAAAAACGCATCCAGAAATGGATAAAGTGTCCTAAATTCGTTTAAGAACGATTTAAAACACAAGAAACTTCGATAAATCGGTATAGATAATGATGAAACCATGGGGGAGGGGTCTCCAAAATGACACCCCCTATGGCATCGCGGCGGTCTTCAAAAATTCCCCGGAGGATATTTTCTGGAGATATTACTTTGTTTCCATAGAGCCTTTATGAGCTTACGAGTTACATCCTACACTTTTTTCTCCTTTCGGTGATGAATGGGATGGCTGGCTTACTTGTAGGCTCCTAAAGGCTCTATGGAAAGTATGAGAAAAGTGATATTATTCTATGTCGATTCTGTCGAAAAAGAAACAGAATCTGAACGAGAGGAGGCAGTAGCAGTGGCCAAAGTAAAAGCTAAGGATTCGAAAGGAGCTCTAAGACCAGCTTTAACGCCGGAGGCTAGAGAGAATCAAATGATTTCATTGGCCGTAGACCTTGCAGAGAAACAGTTGCGAGAAGGAACTGCTTCATCTCAGGTTATTACTCATTTTCTGAAGCTAGGTTCGAGTAAAGAAAAACTGGAAAAGGAAATACTCGAAAAGCAAAAAGAAATGATTACAGCAAAAACAGAATCGCTGCAATCCGCAAAGAGAGTAGAGGAATTATATTCTGATGCTATGAATGCGTTCAGGAAATATAGCGGTAATGGTGGTGATGTCAATGAAGACTATGGAGGTTATTAGGACATATACAGAATTGACAAAACTCCCAACGTACGAAGAACGGTTCGCATATTTGCGATTGGACGGTACTGTTTGTGATGAAACTTTTGGCAACGATCGATATTTGAATCAGATACTATACAAATCTCCTCGATGGAGAAAAGTTAGGAGAGAAGTTATTATTCGCGACAACGGGTGCGATCTTGGAATAGAAGATTATGAGATTCGTGGAAGAATTATTGTTCATCACATGGATCCGATAACCTTGGATGACATTATCCACGAGCGAGATTCCGTTTTCAATCCAGAGTATCTGATTTGTACTGCACATAACACACATAATGCGATTCATTACGGTGATGAAAGTTTGTTAGTTACAGCACCAATCGAACGATCCAAAAACGATACTTGTCCATGGAGAAAATGAAGGAGGAAATACAATGGGCGAACAGGAAAGCATCCTAATCTCAATTAAGAAGCTCCTTGGTATTGACGCATTTTATGAAGCCTTCGATACGGATGTTATCATTCACATCAATACTGTGTTTGCAATTCTAACACAGTTAGGCTATGGTCCTCCAGAAGGATTTTCCATCAAAGACAAATCTGCATGTTGGACTGATTTCATTCCGGAGGAGAATAGAATTGAAGCAGTGAAGACTTACATGTATATGAAAGTTAAGCTAATCTTCGATCCTCCGTCAAGCGCAGCCGTAATTGAAGCTTACAAACAAAATATTGCTGAATTCGAATGGCGGATTAACGTAGCTGCTGAATCTGCAAAATCTTAGGAGAGGAGGTAAATTCAAAATGGAACAAAATCATTTATCCCATCACGGTATTAAAGGTCAGCGATGGGGCGTCAGACGTTTTCAGTTCAAAGATGGCAAATTATCAATTGCTGGAAGAAAGCGGTATGCCGAGGATGGAACGGAAATAAAAGAAAATTCCAACAACAAGAAGTCTGGCAAATCTAAGAAAAAGGGCAGCGCGCCGAATGAACCGACTCAGAAAAAAGATGTCAAAAAAATGAGTGACCAGGAAATTCGCGATGCCATCAGTCGTGCGAAACTGGAAAACGAGTATAAACAATACTTTGGAAGTCCGGAACAGGAGCATAAGGTAAGTGCTGGCAGACAATTTGTAAATCAGGCTGCTAAGAAGATTCTTCTTGAGCCAGCGATTGATGCTGCGGCTAAAGGAGTGCGCACGTCCTTAGATAAAGCGGTTACAAATTCTCTGACAAAAAAAGAAGAAAGTGTTCGTAAATTGGCTAAACGCGACATTAGCGAATTAAGTCCAGAACAATTACGCAAGGTTGTGGATTACAAGGACTTGGTGAAACGATATAACGATCACGATAAACAGGAATCCGCTCAGGAAAAAAGAAGCAAGCAGATGGATTATGAAATGAAAGAAATCAATCTGCAAACGAGAAAAATGGCTATGGAAACAGCGCAAGCAAATCTATATGCAGCCAAAACAGCCGCAGAAAAAGCTGCCAGAGATTTAAACAAAGACAGATCTGCAGAAGAAACTGCTGAAGCAGTTCGCAAAGGGCAAGAAGCGGTTCGAAAATTACTTGATCCGCCTTTAGCACTTCCTGAGCCAAAGGATAAAAATAAATAAAGGAGCCACAAATTATGGCATTATCGAATACTGCTGTACCCATTTATTACGGTCAGTTCCGAGACGCCGTAATTCGTGGGGAAACACCCGTTAACAGGGAAATTGCTATGGAGATGAGCAGGATAGATGATCTTATTGCAAATCCCGGTGTATATTATGATGATGATGCAGTTGAGGGATTCGTTGCATATTGCGAGAATGAACTCACTCTGACCGATGGTGCTGACTTACAGCTACTTGATACATTTAAACTTTGGGCTGAAGAAATATTCGGATGGTATTACTTTACACAAAGAAGCGTGTATCAACCCAATCCAGACGGCCATGGCGGACATTATGTAACCAAAACAATTAAACGCCGTTTAGTAAACAAACAGTATTTAATTGTGGCTCGAGGTGCCGCAAAATCTATGTATGCCTCTTGTCTCCAGAGTTATTTCTTAAATGTTGATACTTCAACAACCCATCAGATCACAACAGCTCCGACAATGAAACAGGCGGAAGAAGTATTATCACCAATAAGAACTTCGATTACTCGAGCACGCGGTCCGCTGTTTAAATTTCTTACAGAAGGCTCGCTGCAAAACACTACAGGTTCAAAAGCAAACCGTATGAAACTTTCACCTACAAAAAAAGGGGTTGAAAATTTCCTGACAGGATCGTTGTTGGAAATCAGACCTATGAGTATCAGTAAACTACAGGGGCTGAGAACAAAGATCGCGACTGTCGATGAATGGCTTTCAGGAGATATTAGAGAAGATGTTGTTGGTGCCATCGAACAGGGTGCATCTAAGGTTGATGATTATCTTATCGTTGCTATCAGCTCCGAAGGTACTGTGCGTAATGGTGCAGGTGATACAATCAAAATGGAGTTGATGGACATCTTAAGAGGCGACTATACAAATCCTCATGTTTCGATTTGGTATTATAAACTCGATTCTATGGACGAAGTCGCTTATCCTGAAATGTGGGTAAAAGCAAATCCTAATTTGGGAAAAACCGTTAGCTACGAAACTTATCAGCTTGATGTCGAAAGGGCAGAAAAAGCTCCTGCAGCTCGGAACGATATTTTAGCTAAGCGGTTTGGGATTCCTATGGAGGGGTATACTTATTACTTTACATACGAGGAAACGCTTCCACATAGACCAAGAACTTATTGGCAAATGGCTTGTTCGCTTGGTTGTGACCTTTCTCAGGGGGATGACTTTTGTTCTTTCACTTTCTTGTTCCCGCTTTCCAATGGCTGTTTTGGCATTAAAACTCGTAACTACATTACTGAGATGACTCTTATGAAGCTTCCTACTGCAATGAGAATCAAATATGATCAATTCATGAACGAGGGAAGTCTCGTTGTGTTGAGTGGCACAGTTCTTGATATGATGGAAGTTTATGATGACTTGGACAATCATATCGAAGAATGTGGTTATGATGTTCGTTGTGTGGGATATGACCCATATAATGCCAAAGAATTTATTGATCGCTGGGAAAGAGAGAATGGTCCCTTTGGTACGATAAAGGTACCTCAGGGTGTAAAGACGGAAACGGTTCCTCTTGGGGAATTAAAGAAAATGTCAGAGGAGAGAATGCTTCTTTTCGATGAAGAATTGATGACCTTTGCGATGGGAAACTGTATTACATTGGAGGATACAAACGGTAACCGTAAACTTTTGAAGAAGCGTCGCGAACAGAAAATTGATGCTGTTGCAGCTATGATGGATGCGTATGTTGCATATAAGGCAAATAAAGATGCTTTTGAATGATGGACATTATATAGAAACTCTGCTATGATTACAAGTAATTAGGGGGTGTCGAAAAATGTATTGTTCTAAATGTGGCTATGAAGCTAAAGACGGTGAGAAATTTTGTGTGAAATGTGGTGCAATTTTAAATGATACAACTTCTAAGAAAACAATAAAGCTCACATGCGAGGACTGTGGTGGAGAAATGAATATTGAAGCCGGAAGAAATGTTCTTACATGCCCTTATTGTGGTTCGAAGAAGCTAATCGCCGAAAGTGATGAGGTTACAATCGCTCGTATTAACAAGGAATCGGATGCTGAGCGAATGAGATTTGAAAAAGAGAAAAGAGAATACGAAGAAGAACTTAGAGTTAAGAAAGATAAAGAAGATACTAAATTTATAATTATCGCGTTACCGATACTTGTATTAACGCTTGTTATAATTTGCGTTCTTCTTAATTGCTTATAAACTATCAAAAAGAGACTGCGAGTTTTAAATGACTCGTGGTCTTTTTTTTTATTGTCTGAAAACGGGAGGTGAGACTTCAAAATGGAGTTAAATTTTGGCTCCTGGCTAAAACACAAGTGGAATGCGTTTCTTGATAGAAAACCTTATTCCTACAGAGCAGATGTTGGTCCCGGGTATACATATCGACTAGACCGCCCAAGAATGAGTCGCGGCAATGAGCGTTCTATCATTACTTCGGTTTTTAATCGAGTTGCACTTGATGTAGCGGCTATCAATATCAAGCACGTTCGACTGGATGAAAACAGACGGTATACAGAAACAATAGATTCCAGTTTAAATTATTGTTTTGATATAGAAGCAAATATTGATCAAACGGGGAGAGCATTCTTTCAGGATGTTGTGGTTTCGATGATGGACGAGGGCGTTGTAGCTATTGTTCCAGTGGATACTGACATCGATCCAGCTATTACAGATTCTTGGAAAATCGAGACATTACGAACCGGTAAAATTTTGGAATGGTATCCGAAACACGTTAAGGTTCGTCTTTATAACGATTACGAAGGCAGAAAAGAGGATGTTTTGTTACCCAAGAGTATGGTGGCTATTATTGAAAATCCATTGTATGCGGTTATTAACGAACCAAACTCCACTTTGCAGCGTTTGATTCGAAAACTGAATTTGCTTGACGTTGTGGACGAACAAAGCAGCTCTGGTAAGCTGGATTTAATTATTCAACTGCCTTATGTGATTAAAACAGAAGCAAGGCGTCAACAGGCGGAAAACCGCCGAAAAGATATAGAACAGCAGCTTTCGGGTTCCAAGTATGGTATTGCCTACACGGATGGTACTGAAAAAATCACGCAGTTGAATCGTTCTGTAGAGAATAACCTTATGAAGCAAGTTGAATACCTAACGAGTATGCTATACAGCCAGTTAGGTATCACCCAGTCGATTTTGGATGGATCTGCAGACGAAAAAACGATGCTGAATTATTACAACAGAACCATTGAACCGATTGTTGCTGCTATTGTTGACGAAATGAAACGAAAGTTTCTAACAAAAACGGCTCGGTCCCAGAAACAATCAATTATGTTCTTTAGGGATCCATTTAAGCTTGTACCCGTTAACGAACTGGCTGAAATTGCAGATAAGTTTACTCGAAACGAGATTATGACTTCTAACGAGATCAGACAGATTGTCGGGATGAGACCTTCCAGCGACCCTAATGCGGATGAACTGAGGAACAAGAATCTGAGTGCACCGGCTGGCAGTAAAAACAATGCAGGAAATGGCGTAGTCGAAGAAAACGGTGGAAACGACAATCGCGAAATTAAAGGAGGAACTTCTGAATGAAAAAATACGATTTCAGTGGTTGGGTGACACGTAATGATTTGAAATGCTCTGATGGTAGAACTATCAGAAGAGATGCATTCAAACATAATGACGGTCATGTCGTACCGCTGGTATGGAATCATCAACATAACGATTCTGAAAATGTTTTGGGTAAGGTATTGCTGCAGAATCGTGATGAGGGCGTTTATGGGTTAGGTTTCTTTAATGATACCGAACGAGCGCAGAACGTCAAAATGATGGTTGCTCATGGAGACATTGTCGCAATGTCTATCTGGGCTAATCAGTTGACACAAAAGGGCGGAGATGTAATGCACGGCGATATTAAGGAAGTCAGTCTTGTATTGGCTGGAGCTAATCCCGGCGCATATATCGATTGTCCCATTGCTCACAGCGAAGATGTCGAAGATGGTGAGGCAACCATCTATACAGGTGAAGAAATTTCTTTGTATCACTCTGCAAAAGATGATAAGGAAGAGGAAGAAGAGAAAAAATCTGAGGATGAAAAAAAAGAATCCGAAGACAAGAAAAACATTCCTGAGAAAAAAGAAGATAAGGAATCTGTTATCGATATCATCAACACTATGAGCGAAAAACAGCAGAACGCCATGTATATTCTGATTTCTGAATTGATGGCTGAAAAAGAAGAAAAGAAAGAGGAAAAACTCAAGCATTCCGATAAAGGAGGATATGAAACTATGAAGTATAACGTTTTTGACAACAAAGAGAATAACGATGTAGATGTACTGAGCCATTCTGCACAGGTTGAAATTTTGAATATTGCCAAGTCTTCGTCTGTTGGCAGCCTGAAAACAGCAATGGCTATTTATGCTGACGAACATAATAACGAATTGAAACACGGTATTGATGATATCGAAAAATTATTCCCTGACTTTAAAGATGTTCATCCTGGTGCGCCCGAATTGCTGGAAAGAGACCAGTCTTGGATTGGCACTATGATGAATAAGGTTAGAAAATCCCCTATCAGCCGTATTCGTACAAGACAGGCAGATGCTCGTGCTGAAGAAATCAGAGCGAAAGGCTACAATAACAGAACCGACAAGAAAACAGTTTCTAAGAATCTGAAACTGATTATGAGAACAACAGATCCTCAGACAGTATACCGCAGAGACGAACTGCATAGAGATGACATCACTGATATTACAGATTTTGATGTAGTTGCATACCAGAAAACTGTTATGAGACATAATCTGGAAGAAGACGTTGCTCTGGCTGCACTGATTGGCGACGGTCGTGAAGATACGGATAAAGATAAAATCCATGAAAATCATATTCGTTCTGTATGGAATGATGATGAGCTGTATACGATCCACTATGATGTAGACATTTCCGCAATGGAAAAGAAACTGCAGGGTACAAACACAAATGCGAACTTTGGTGAAGAGTATATCTATGCCGAGGCTGTTGTTGCTGCTGCATTGTATTCCAGAGAACAATATAAGGGTAAAGGTACACCTGATTTCTACTGCGATCCTCACGTTCTGAATGTAATGCTTCTGGCTCGTGATATGAATGGTAGAAGAATCTATGATTCCAAAAGCGACCTGGCAAAAGCATTGAATGTAGGCTCCATCGAAACTGTTGAACAGATGGCGGGTAAAACAAGAACAACAGACACCGGCGACACAAAGAAACTGCTGGGCATTTTCGTTCACATGGGTAACTATCAGTTCGGCTGCACGAAGGGCGGCGAAATCACAAACTTTGATGATTTCGATATCGATTTCAACAAATACAAATATCTGATGGAAACACGTCTGTCTGGTGCACTGACAGAAATCAAGTCTGCTATTGCTCTGGAAATTCCCGTTGCAAAAGCCGCAGCCGATCACGAAATTACTGAATAAGGGAGAAAAGTCAAAATGGGGAAATTCTATGGGAGAATCGGTTACGCTGAAACTGTAGAAGAACCAGAGGGTTCTGGAATCTGGATCCCCAGAATTACGGAACGATTTTACTATGGTGAAATCGGTAGAAGTAGTCGAAGGCTGCAATCTACAGGACAGCTTAATGATGATATCATCATCTCTAATGAAATCAGTATTATAGCCGACAAGTTTGCATATGAAAATTTCTATGCAATGAAATATGTAGAATATTCGGGTGCTAAATGGAAGATTACAAATGTCGAAGTTCAGCACCCTCGACTTATTCTAACGACTGGAGGTATTTACAATGGGTGATAGAATCCTCTTGCAGAAAAAATTGGAGGGGATTCTTGGTTCGAGAGAAGTGTATTATCAACCTCCAGATTCTATCAAGATGCGTTATCCCGCTATTCGCTATAATCGCAAAGATATCGATGCCAAATACGCAAATAATAAAATTTATTCTAGCATGACCGCATACGAAATCGTCTTGATAGATGCAAATCCAGACAGTGTATTTATTCAGAAAATTATGGAACTTCCGTTCTGTAGTTATGATAGACATTACACTGCGGAAAATCTGAATCACGAAGTTTTTACTCTATACTATTAAGGAGGAATAAAATATGAATGGAAAATTCAAACTTGAATGGGACAAGATCGGCGAACGTTTTTATGAAACCGGTGTCGACAGAGGGGTTCTGTATCCTATGCAGGATAGCGGCGAATATGGAAAAGGTGTTGCATGGAATGGTCTGACAGGCATTACTGAATCTCCTTCTGGCGCGGAAGCATCTCCAGTTTACGCAGATAACCTCAAATACTTGAATCTGGTATCCGCAGAGGAATTCGGTATGACTATTGAAGCATACACATACCCTGACGAATTTGGCAGATGCCTCGGCGAATGCGAAGCAGCAGAAGGCGTATCTATCAGTCAGCAGGCGCGCAAACAGTTTGGTATCTGCTATAGAACAAAGATTGGTAATGATACGAATGGGACAGAACTGGGTTATAAACTGCATTTGGTATACAACTGCCTGGCTGGTGTATCCGATAAGGGTTATGCTACAGTTAACGAATCTCCGGAGGCAATGACATTGTCCTGGGAAGTTACCACAACGCCAGTTGATGTACCCGGCTTCAAAGCTACTGCTTGCCTTGTTATTGATTCCACTAAAGCTAAACCTGAGAAGTTGGAAGCACTGGAAAAGGTTCTGTATGGATACGAAACAACAGAAGCTAAGCTGCCTACACCTTCTGAAGTAATCGAAATGATGAAAACAGTAGCAGCGTGAAAACACATCATAACATAACTTGTAAGTAATTATTGGAGTCGTACACAGGTAAGCTGGCGACTCCTTTTAATTTGAAAGGAGAACAACACATGCTGAAAAAGACAATCACTTATAAAGACTATAACGGCGTAGAAAGAACAGAAGATTTCTGGTTCAATCTGAATGAAACCGAAATTACAGAAATGGAACTTGGTGTGCATGGTGGTTATACAGCGATGGTGAACAAAATCATCGCAACAAAAGATTTTCCTACTCTGATTAAGATCTTCAAAGATCTTGTTCTGGCTGCGTATGGCGAAAAGAGCGCCGACGGCAGAATGTTTATCAAAGAGGATAGAGACGGTTATCGTCTGTCTAACAATTTCAAACAGACAGAAGCATACAACATCTTGTATATGGAACTGGCTACAGATGACAAGGCTGCGGCAGAATTCGTTAATCGCATCCTTCCTTCTGACATTTCTAAGCAGATTGCAAAAGAACTGCCCGAAACTGTCAATCAGTAACTATGAAAACAATGGAGGATAAGAGATGCTCGAAATTATTGTTCCGGCTATAGAATATTGGGATGAAAAAAACGAACTGTTCGTGCCCAAGACGAAAGAACAGACATTGAGATTAGAGCATTCTCTTGTCTCTCTTTCGAAATGGGAATCAAAATGGCATAGACCATTTCTTTCCACGAAAGACAAAACAAATGAAGAGATCCTTGATTATGTTAAGTGTATGACGTTAACACAAGGCGTAAAAGACGAGGTGTATACGCGCTTGTCTCATGAGAACTTAAGAGATATTAAGGATTATATCGATAACCCTATGACGGCAACAATTATCTACGAAGATAAATCTCAGAGTTCTAATAAAGAGCCCATTACTGCTGAACTGATTTATTACTGGATGATTGCACATCAGATTCCATCTGAGTACCGAAAGTGGCACTTAAATCAGTTGCTTACTTTGATTCGTATTTGCAACATTAAGAATGCACCTCCAAAGAAGCAAAGCAAAAAAGCTATAGCAAGTAGACAGGCGGCATTGAATGCAGCTCGCAAAAAGAAATTTAACACAAGAGGGTGATAAAGCTTGTTTAACACAAATCGAAAAAAAGCAAGGCGTTTCCGCCCTCGAATCACACCAAATACTGTGACAGTCATTGTTTGTCTGTCACTTTTATTTTGCACTTGTATCGTAATTTGGGGGATGGTACAAGCGCAATGCGGTGTAGATAGCTCATCTATCGTGGATAGTGCTCTTCGCGTATTTGGTACTGAATTAGGTATCTGTGGATTGCTTACTATGTATAAGCGCTGGGTGGAACTACAAGATCGCAGGGTTGAAGAACGAAGAAGGGGTGAAAAAGATGTTACACGAAACAACGAAAGTGACGATTCAGAATTTGCTGACAGTTAAGAGTTTAGTCACACTTATGCTGACAGTTGTGTTTGCTGCCTTATCCATTATTGGAAAAATCGACGGCAAAGACTTCCTTAACATTTTCCAAATCGTTGTAGTCTTCTATTTTGGCACACAGTATCAGAAAGCTAAAGAAGGTGACACGAATGGCTAACAAGATGACAGGAGTTGAACTCGTTAAATTTGCGAGGGGGAAAATCGGAACATCTTATGTGTACGGTATGAAGGGCAGAAAAATGTCCCAAAGCGATTTTAACGAGCTTTACAAGAAATATGGAGATAAATTTGTTCCTCGCAGCGATATTAAAAAAGTAGGCAAAGTCTGTGTTGACTGCTCAGGTCTTATTTCCTGGGCTACGGGCATCGCATTAGGTTCGAGTCAATGGATGGCGAAAGCGAACATCAAAAAACCGATCGGTACAATCGTGCAGGCTCCTGTTGGAGCATTGGTTTGGATGTGCGGTCACATCGGGATTTATTCTGGTATGAAGAATGGAGTTCCTTACTATATCGCAGCAGACGGAAGCAAATACGGTGTTCGGGAAGTACCGCTCAGCTATAACAAGTTTACGCATTGGCTGTTAGTTGAGAGCGTGTTCTCTTATGAAATGGAGGATGACGAAGTGGTAAAAAAAGAAAAATTCGAAATTAACGGAAAGATTGTCGAATTAGATGCTATCCGAAAAGACGGCAGGGTGTATCCATACATTCGCGATATCGCTCCTGCTATGGGTTATGAAGTATCCAATAAGGGTGCAATGCCCAAATTGAGCAAGAAGGTGTAACGAATGATTAGTGTCAGACACAGAGGCAGCTTTTCAAATTTAGAAAAATTTTTGAAAAATGCCCAAAAGGGTGCTAGAGCAGTTGATCTTAACGCATACGGTCAAGAAGGTGTAGCAGCCCTAATGTCTGCAACACCGATTGATAGCGGCAAGACTGCATTATCTTGGTATTACGAAATTCACGAAGAAAAAGAGTCTACAGTTATTTCCTTCTGCAATTCAAATATTCAAAATGGAGTTCCCATTGCTGTGATTTTGCAATATGGACATGGGACAGGCACTGGAGGCTGGGTACAGGGGCGAGATTACATCAATCCTGCTATCCAGCCTATTTTTGATGAAATTGCAAATCGGGCGTGGAGGGAGGTTACTAAGAAATGAGCACAACAATTGATCAAAGAGTTGTCGAGATGCGCTTTGATAACAAGCAATTTGAATCAAACGTATCCACAACAATGTCTACGTTGGAAAAACTCAAATCTAAATTGAACTTTACAAACTCCGCAAAAGGACTTGGAGCTATTGGAGATTACATCAAGAAAATTGATTTTTCCGGGATTAGCTCTGGTGTTGATGTAGTACAAGCAAAATTTTCTGCTTTGGAAGTAATAGGTGTAACAGCTCTTGCAAATATTACGAACTCCGCAGTAAATGCCGGAAAGAGAATGCTAAATGCATTAACGATAGAACCTATTTCGACTGGTTTTAGTGAGTACGAACTTAAGATGCGATCGGTTCAAACGATTATGGCAGGTACTGGTGAAAAACTTGAAGTGATCAACAAGTATCTGGAAGAGTTGAACGCATATTCAGATAGAACAATTTATTCTTTTTCTGATATGACTTCTAATATCGGTAAATTCACAAACGCCGGCGTTAATCTGAAAGATGCGGTTAAAGCAATTCAGGGTGTAAGTAACGTTGCTGCTATTTCCGGTGCGAATGCTGACGAAGCGTCTCGAGCAATGTATAACTTTGCGCAGGCGTTGTCGGTTGGTTCAGTAAAACTGATCGACTGGAAATCTATTGAAAACGCAAACATGGCCACAGTAGCTTTTAAAGATGAACTCATAAAGACAGCTACAGAGATGGGAACGCTTGTTAAAGTCGGAGAACAATATAAGACCACAACAACAGATATGAATGGGAAAGTATCTGATTTGTTTACATCTACAAAAGGATTCAATGACTCCCTTAGCAATCAATGGATGACATCCGAGGTTCTTATCAAAACGTTGAACAAATATTCTGATGAAACTACTGAGCTTGGTAAAAAAGCTTTTCAGGCTGCTACGGAAGTAAAAACATTCAGCGAAATGTGTGACTCTTTAAAAGAAGCTGCTCAATCTGGTTGGGCGGCTACATGGGAGACTATTTTCGGTGATTATACCGAAGGTGTAAAGTTGTGGACCGGTATTTATAATACAGTTTCTTCAGTTATTGATGCATCGTCTAATGCGAGAAATGAAATCCTTAAAGTGTGGAAAGAGTTTGGTGGACGAGCAGCCATCGTTGAGGCTCTTAGCAATGTTTTTAATGCTCTAGCTAATGTTCTATCTGCTGTTAAAACAGCATACAGAGAGATATTTCCAAGAATGGATGGTAAGCAATTAGCGACATTGAGTAAAAGAATCGAAATGGTTACAAAAGGATTCGAGGAGCTTACAAAAAGGAACATGCCGAAAGTTCAAAAAACTTTTGAGGCATTCTTTGCGGTTATAAAAGGCATAACGACAATCATTGGAACAGGATTGAAAATTGCTATTAAGGCAGCAGTGGTTGTTATTACTATTCTTGCACAAATTATATTTGACATTAGTGATAAGCTGTCTGTGGTCATTCTTGCTTTCAGAAAATGGGTGACAGAGAACGAAATTCTCAAAAAATCTTTGAGCGTGGTAGTTGGTATATTGACAGTATTCATAAGCAAAGTAATCAGTGTAGGAAGCGCAATTATCAGTGGTTTTTTAGATGCTATCAGTATCGTTGTGACGTTGGTTGAAGAATTCTTCCAGCTTGAAATTGTTCAGAATATTTTGTCTGCATTTGCCAGCGTTGTATCCACGGTGTTCGCGAATATTAAACAGTTCTTAACTGCCGGTATTTATATCATAAGAGAATTCATCAATACGATTCGGAATCTGGATGAAATTTCTCTTAAGAATGTGACTGAGGTATTCAAAGATTTTGGCTCGAAAATCAAGGAGCATTTCGAAGGTATCGATGAAATGTTTGGGAATATTTCTGACGCGACCGGCAAATTCAAAGATACGGTAAAGGATAGCTTTGAAACGACTGGTGGGACAGTGGATGGTCTTCAAACCAAATTCCAAAGATTTGCGAAGGTTGTAAGCAATGCTTTGTATAGCATTGGGCCGGCTGAGGTATTTGCTGTTGGATTTGGCGTAGCCTTAATCTGGTTCTTGAGAAAAATCAACATCGCAATCAACAACGTAACAAAACCGATTGCATCTTTCTCTGGTATAATGGGGAGTCTTTCTCAGGTGTTAAAATCGTTTGCATTTTCTGTGAAAGCTTCGGCTTTAACTTCGGCAGCCTTGGCTATTGCAATTTTGGCTGGTTCTTTGATTATTCTGTCTAAATCTATCAACAAAAAGGATATGCTTGTGGCAGCTCTTGTTCTTGGAACTCTCGGTGCAGCACTTGCAGCATTTACAAAATATGTAAGCAGTTTCGGTAATATCGATAAGTTCGTTGTAACAATGCTTTCTTTTGCAGGGGGACTTCTGATTCTTACTGCTTGTATGAAAATTATCGAAGGTATTGACAGTACGAAAATCGGTCAAAGCTTTACCGGACTAATCGGTATCATGGTTGTTATGGCAGCGTTTGCAGTATTACTTGCAAAGTATGCGCCGGCATTATCTGCAAATTCTATATTCCTTGTTTCGTTCTCGGCATCCGTATTATTGATGGTATACGCACTCGATAAATTAACAACCGTCGATATGGAAGCAGTTAGAAATAGTCTTGATACATTCGGTACAATTCTTGTAACACTAGGCGCAATCAGCTGGATGATGGGAAATATTAAATTTGGTTCAGCGGCAGGCGTTCTTCTTCTTTCAGCGGGAATCGTGGCATTTCTTCATTCGTTGGATTATATTTGCAATTACGATTTCAACCTTACATTGGGCGCTATCGGAAAACTTGCGCTCGTATTCGGGACTCTTGCTGGAGCATTTGCGGCTACGAAACTTGCAGGAAAATATGCTGCGGATGCTGGCGTTATGTTACTTGGTATGGGTGTTGGATTACGATTGATGGGAAGCACGCTTAAAATATTGGCTGACTTTGACATTCCATCCTTTATCAAATCTGTGGCAGGAGCATCTGCACTTATCTATGCTATGAAATTCCTTATTGAAGCAACTTCTAAAGCAGGCGAACATGCGGCAAAAGCAGGCGCTGTGTTGATTCAAATGGGTGCCGCGATGGTAATATTAGCGGCTGTAGTTGCTATTATGGCTCATATCGATTTCTTTGGTATTGTGAAAGCGGTGGCGGCTATCATAGTTATCATGGACGCTATGTCTGGCCTTGTTAGAGCTACGGAAAAAGCTGAAGACATAAAAGCAACCTTGATTATTATTGCACTGATTATTGCTGAACTGGTGGCATCCATCGGTGTTTTGGCAATGTTAGATCCTCAACAGTTGGTTCTGGCAACGGCGGCTGTTACCGGCATTATCGGGGTATTTACATTGCTGATTAAAGCATTGGATACTGTTAGTAATGCAAAAGCGCTTTTTTCAAATGCTATTAGTAGTGCTGGTTCGATGATACTTTTCCTAGGAGTAATTGGAGTTTTCTTATTTGCTCTCGATAAACTGGAAGTCTCTGCTTCTATCGAAACTGTAGGTTCTATCTGCTTACTTTTATTAAGCATGACTGCGGCTACAGCTATTATGAGTGCAATGGGACCTTTAGCAAATGGTGCTTTTGCAGGCGCATCAGCAATGTTGAAAGCTCTTTTCCCTGTTGCAGCGGTAATTGGGATGATTGGATTTATTGCGGGTCTTTTAGGTGAAATTTTACCTGAAGGTGCAGAATCAGCTATCGACCGTGGACTGAGCATCATCCAAAAAGTTGTAAATGGTATCGTCGAAACCTTAGCAGGCATTGTGACAACAGCACTTACTTCCTTGACAGCAGGGCTTGTTGAAGTGGGCAATAACCTATCTGCTTTTGGCGAGAGTTTGTCTGGGTTTATCGAAAGCGTAAGACTGATTGATGATAAGGCTTTGACTGGGACAGGATACCTCACTGGTATTCTATTAGAACTCACAGGCGGTGGTTTCTTAACAAGGTTTGGCGGATTGGAATCCACTTTGAGTTCTATGGCTGGAATGGATTTCACAGGGCTCACAAATACTGTTGATGCTGTTTCGTCGATGGGTAAGAAAATGTCGAAGCTTGAGAAGGTGAAAGAATGGTTCGATAACAACGATATCAGATCGTTCGGATTCCAGCTGAAAACATTCGCTGAAGCATTTTCTAACTACACCGAAGCTGTCCCTACAAATGGTGTAGAGGCGGCAACAGCTACGACCGAAATTGCATCTTCCTTCACAGCTCTCGATAAGATGATTTCCTCCAGTAAGAACCTGTTCTCCGGAGAAGTTAATCTGAGCACTTTTGGCGAGCAGCTTGTTAAATTCAGTGAAACACTGAAAACATTCTATGGCAACGTAAAGGGAATAAATGCTGAACAGCTTACAGGTGTACTCAGTGGGGTTAATCAACTGACTTCTGCCGTTAAACAGATTGGGAAATTGGATCCCGGGACGGTAAGTTCCTTCAAAGTAACATTCTCGGACATGGCATCTCAGGCAATTCAGGCTTTTGTTGATACGATTAGAAACTCTACGCCGCAGGTTAGAGCATCTATGAATAATCTGGTTTTTGCGATTAACGCAGGTTTAAGCAGTAATTCTATTATGTTTAAAATGGCGGGACAAACAGTTATTTCTAATTTGATTCTTGGTATGAATGCAATGAGTGGTAATGCGAAAGAGGCAATGCACAAACTTTCTCGTACGGCATGGTTTGAAACAACGAAGTTCTACAACAATTACTATTCTACTGGACAATACCTCATTAAGGGGTTCATTAACGGTATGAAGAGTAAAAAAGGCGATGTCAAAAAAGTCGGCAAAGAATTGGGCAAAACTGCTTTGGATAGCATGGATAAGACCTTAGATATTCATTCGCCAAGCCGGGAAGCTTTTGTGAGAGGCTTGCAGACAGTAAAAGGCTATGTAAACGGTGCAAAATCCAAATTTGGGGAACTGAAGAACACAGTATCTGGCGGCATGAAAGACAACGTTCTTGGCACATTGGACGGCTTTAAAACCACTATCCAGAAGAAAGGTGCGGATGCAACATCTGCATTTGGAGATTCTATACTTTCTTCGTTGTACGATTATGTTCCGGAACTGAAAACTATGTTTGGTGATGTTTCTCTGGATTTTAATGATGGATCTATTTCTGACATAGCTGATTCTCTTGGAGCGAACCTCACTTCAAATGCTGCGTCTACCGAAGGTATTGCGTCTGCTATGAACAACGTAAGCAACGCTACGAAGTCTGCAACGAGTGGTCTTGGCGGGTATAGTAGTTCTGCTAAATCTGCGAAAAAGAGTACAGATATACTGGCAGAGGCTCTCGGAAATTTGAGTAAAAAGAAGAAAACCGACACCAAGAAAACATACGAAGCCGTAACGGCTATGCAGAAGTATATGCAGCAGCGTTATAAAGAGTCGGAACAGTATGAAACTGATACCGAAACACTGAAGAAATATCAGGCGGAACTGGAAGAGCTTACGAAGAAAAGAGATATCATAAAAAAGAAAGCTGAGGATGCTGTAAAAGGACGAATCAAACTTTCCGAGGATGAAAAGAAGCAGGTTAAATCTGATTTGGAAGAAATCGAAAAATCTGTGGAGTCTAAAACAGAGGAAATCGAGAAACACCTCGAAACGATGTGTACCAATGCCGAAAAGATTTATACCGATCTGCGGGATAACATTAAGAAGACGTTTGAAGAAGGCTTGGACTTCTCCAAAATCAAACTGGACACGGGGATTGATTTGTTTAAAGAATTTAAACTCGACGAGGAGGTTACTCCGAAGAGTATTCTTGATAACATGAAGTCTCAGGTCAAGGGAGTGGAGAAGATGATGAAAAGTCTCGATAAACTTAGTCAGAACGAGAGCCTGAGTTCTGGACTTCTCGATAAGCTCAAGGAAATGGGTGCATCTGGAGCATCTTACATAGACGCTTTCTCTAAGATGACAAGTCAGCAGCTGAGCCGTGCAAGCGAGTATTTCGAAAAGACAGGAACACTGTCTGGTAAGAAGCTTCTTGACGGGATGAAGGACAGTTTCACAAATCTGGAGAAATGGCAGAGCGATATCGGCACATTACTTACTACAGGTTTAGATCAGCGTATTATCGAGAAACTCGCATCTATGGGTACGTCCTCTCAGGAATACCTTAATGCGTTTATGACTTTCACACCAGAAGACATCGAAGCATTCAACCAAATGTATGTAAGTGCATTGAAGCTACCTAACGATGCGGCGGAAGATATTATGAAATCGTTTGTCGATACGTGGAACAGAGCTGCAAATGCTTCTGTTGGCATTGATGTGACAAACAGCGCAGCACTTGTTGAAGGCGCAACCGAACTCGGTGTCAACATGACAGGCGGATTGGAACAAGGTATCGAGAACAAAAAAGAAACACTTCTCGAAAAAGCTGGAAACGTGGCAATTCAGACACTCAAGAAGTTCGGAGAGAAACTGAGCCGTAAGAATGGTTCTGAAATTGGCGAGGACGTTACAGCCGGTCTCGAATCCGGTATTCGTAGCGGTAAGAGTGGCGTAATCTATGCAGCTGTGGATGTTGCACTGGAGGCATATAAAGCAGCAAAGAAGGCACTGGACATCAATTCTCCTTCCGGCATGTTTGAGGCTCTTGGTATTTGGTCAGATGCAGGTTTTGCGAAAGGGTTTATCAAAAACACACATGTTGTGGTATCTGCGGTTAAGAATGTTGCAGGAGATGCGCTTTCGGGCATGAAGAAAGCAATGTCTAAAATCGCAACGGCGGTTGATGGTGACTTCGATATAAACCCTACTATTTGTCCGATTGTTGATTTGACAAATGTTGAGGAGAGCGCGGCATTGATTGGTTCTTTGTTATCCGGCAATCAGACATCGGGTCTGGCAGTTTCCACCCAAAGATCTGTCAATAACTCTTTGGCTGCAAAACAAACAGCGAGCAATGAAAGAAACCGTCAAAATGGAGAAACAATTATCAACAATTTTGAACAGAACAATTATTCGCCGAAGGCGCTGTCTAGGGGTGAAATCTATAGACAGACCAAGAATCTGTTCTCTGCAGCGAAAGGAACGGTGAAAGGCGTATGATTAAATCGATTACGGTGACAAATCCACAAGGAGAAAAACTGAAAATGGAATTGACAGCCCCTGAAAAAACGGGGCTGATCGTCACCAGTATTACCGGATTAGGGCCGGTCAAGGCAGAGATTAAATGTACGAGTATTGCCACAAGCGATGGGTCTATATTTAACTCTGCAAGATTGGGAGAAAGAAATATTGTGTTAAAACTTCAATTCCTGCCAAATCCGACGATTGAAGAGACACGATTACTCACATACAAATACTTCCCAATCAGAAAGAAAGTGAAGTTACTGATCGAAACAGATAAGAGAATTGCGGAAATAGAAGGATATGTTGAAACTAACGAACCTGATATTTTCAGCAAAAATGAATCTACTCAAATTTCTATAATCTGTTCCGACCCGTACTTCTATTCCGCAGGTGAGAAAGGAAACAACATCACCGTTTTCTATGGCGTTGACAACAACTTTGAATTTCCTTTCTCCAACGAATCCTGTACAGAATCCCTAATCGAGTTTGGTATTGTTGCATACTCGACAGAACGGGTTATCAATTATTCTGGGGATGCCGATATTGGTGTAGTCATTCGAGTCTATTTTACTGGCAAGGTGGATAATCTATCCATTTATAACGTAAGGACACGAGAGTTCTTTAAGATCAATACAGAGCGATTGAAGGTTATGACTGGCTCAGAATTCATCCAAGGTGACGAGGTAACCATTTCAACAATTAAAGGGGATAAGTACATCAAACTTCTGAGAAAAGGAAAAGAAACGAATATCCTCAACTGCATCGACAGAGAGTCTACCTGGCTTACGCTGACGCATGGGGATAATATTATCGGTTATACGGCTGACGACGGCGGCTCTAATTTGCAGTTTAGAATCGAGAATCGAATTGTGTACGAGGGGGTATAACTATGGAGCTTTATGTTTTAAATAAAGACATGCAGGCCATACACCTCCTCGATACATTCGAGTCGCTACTATGGACTGAACGATATTACGAATGCGGTGATTTCGAGATATCATCGCCAGCAAGTATAGAGTTGCTGAAAACATTCGAAAAAGAAAACTATCTCTGGTCTAAAGATTCTGATACTGTGATGATTATTGAAGATTTGGAAATTTCCTCTGATCAGGATAAAGGGACACTGTTCTCTGTTACAGGACGGTCTTTAGAATCTATTCTTGAGCGTAGAATCGTATGGAATCCTACAGTTCTTACCGGAAATCTACAAGACGGTATAGAAAAATTATTGAATGAGAATGTCATCTCTCCAACAATCCAAGAGAGAAAGATAGAAAACTTCTTATTCGAACGGTCTGCTGATGAGCAGATTACAAAACTGACTGTGGAAGCAGAATATGATGGCGATAATCTATATGAAGTGATTCAAACACTCTGCAAAACTAACAGTGTGGGCTTCAAAGTTGTGATAAACGACAAGAACCAGTTCGTATTCAAACTGTACGCGGGTGTTGATCGTTCTTATAATCAGAACGAAGTTCCTTATGTCTTGTTCTCCCCAAAATTCGATAACATCATAAACAGCAATTATCTTGAGTCAAATAAGACTTTAAAAACAGTTGCACTGGTTGTCGATGGTAAAGAGGATAAGAGAAAAACAGTAGTTGTAGAAGCGGAGGGTGGCGCTAAGACTAACCTCGAACGTAGAGAACTGTATGTATCGTCAAGCGTTTCTTCTGATGAATCTGATGTCACGTCCAAGATGAAAGAGACTGGTAAAGTGGAACTCACCAAAAATACCATTACAAAAACATTTGAGGGAGAGGTTGAATCCACACAATTGTATGTGTATGGCGAAGATTTCTTCATTGGCGATATTGTGCAGGTTGTAAACGAATACGAGGTTGAAGCAAAAACACGAGTGGTTGAAGTTGTGACATCTCAAACACTCGAAGAAAATAAAATTTATCCGACATTTGAAACAGTGATATAAGGGAAGGAGGAAATTCAAAATGGCTTTAACATATGGCTTTTATAACTCTCTGAATGGAGATAGAAAATACAATGCGATGGATATTAGCCGATTATTTGACGGTCTCATTAAAGATGGCGTATTTATGTCCATTGGCTCGGCTTTCATTGTAGAAGCATCCAGCGAAAGAGTGGTTAATGTTGGTATTGGCAGAGCATGGTTCAATAATACATGGATCTATAACGATGCAATCCTTCCTTTAAGACTGAGTGAATGTGATATTCTTCTTAATCGAATCGATGCTGTAGTTATTGAAGTTAACACCAACGATAACGTTCGAAAAAACGATGTTAAGATTGTAAAGGGTGGGGAAGCATCTGAACCGCAGCGTCCTGTATTGTCCAAAGAGAATAACTGTTATCAGTATCCACTGGCTTATATTTATGTTGCTGGTACTGCTGACGGCATCACACAGGCAAACATCACAAATATGGTCGGAACATCAGAGTGTCCGTTTGTAACCGGTATCATGCAGTCGATGAATGCAGATGCTTTGATTGCAAAATGGGATACGCAATGGAGCGAATGGAAAACTGCGATCGAGAATGACAATGATACTTGGTCTCAAACTACTAGAGATAGATTTACAAATGAAATGGCTTCCTGGATTGCTGCTTATAAGAGTGATTTGGAATTAACACGTTCTGGATTTGTTGATTTCAGAAGAGCAAGCGAATCTGATTTCACTCTCTGGTTTGAAACAATCAAAGGGAACCTATCTGAAGATGCAGCTGGTAATTTGCAGAATCAGGTGGATACTGCTACAAAAGTGGCGTTTGAAAGATACTACAGTTTAGTAGATAAGACAACCAAGATCAATAAAAATTCTGATGGGAAAACGAGTTCTATCGTTGAGACATCTTCTGAAGCTGTTTCCACCACCACATTCAAAGCTACGGATAACGGTAAGATTATCACAACTCAGATTGTTCCAAATAACGGCAATTACAATTACACAAAGACCACAAAGATTGAGACTGTCGAAGGCGGCAAACTGATCACCGAATCTTACGAGAAAACGGTTAAACCTGCTGAGTAAGGAGGCGTTGCTATATGTATGAAGTGGATAAAAACAACGCCATTACTATGATTAAGGGCGATACTGTTATACTGGATTTGAAATTCTTTGATCAGGAAGATGCTCCATATGTTCCAAAAGAAGGAGATCGAATTCGCTTTGCATTGAAGAAACGATACGATGATTCTGAGCCATTATTGGTGAAAGATATTCCGATCGATACATTGCAGTTGGTAATCGAGCCAAAAGATACAAAGAATCTCCCATGCGGAGAATACCATGGCAGATACAAATACGATATCGAACTGACAACAGCAGAAGGTTTTGTTGATACAATTATTCCGAGAGCAGATTTCACTATCCTCGAGGAGGTGTATTGATGTTAACAACACACGCAACTCTTGCGGCAAAGCAGTCTTCTAAAGCCGCCTTGAACATTCGAGGACCATCTACTTCCGAAAAATCGTTAAGCGGCAATCTGATAATTCCTAAAGCAACCCCGGCAAACGATTATGAGAGGCTGAAGAACCTACCTCTTATCAACGGGACTCAACTTATTGGAGATGTTTCTTTGGAAGAACTTGGAATCCACAATCTTACTGAGTCGGATGCCGAGACAATTACAAGAGAAACAGTCGATGTAATGATTGCTACTGATACTGAGATTGAAGAAATGTTGGATGAAGTATTTGGTACAAATGAAAATTGAGGTGATATTTTATGAGCTATGACGTGACAAAAGTTTCTAAAGTCGGTCATCTAAAAGCGATGGCTTTGCGTGCCGAAGCGAAATATGCCACTAAGAAATCTGTAACAGATTTGGCGGATAGAATCGATTTGCTCGAAGTGACAGGCGGCCAGGCAAATGTTCTGGAAGGTGTAAAGGTGAATGGCACTGCGCTGACAATTGCTGATAAGTTGGTGGATATTCTGATTACTGCTGGCAAATCCAACGGTACTATCAGTGTGAACAATATGGAAGTTAGTGTAAAGGGTTTAGCTGCACTGGCATACAAAGCTAACGTGTCTGAAAGCGATTTGGAAGCTGCGTTAAAAACAAAAATCAATAATAAAGCGGAAGCATCTGATTTGACGGCACTGCAATCCTCGGTGGAAACGCTGACAGGTGCTGGTGATGGTTCTGTGAAAAAGATTGTTGATGCAGCAATCAATGATTTCGCTACAAGGATTTCCGATAATGGAGAAATCGATACATTCAAAGAACTTGTTGATTATGTTGCTAAGCATGGTCCTGAAGCAGCAACAATGACCGCTAACATTGCTGCAAATACTGAAGACATCACCAACGTGAAGAAACTGATTGGGAGTTTGCCTGATGGTATTAAGTCCACTACTGTTATTGACTATGTTGCTGAAGCTATCGCAGCTATTGGAATTGGCGACTATGCAAAAGTGGATGCGATGAATAAAGCTTTGGAGGGGAAAGTCGATAAAGCTGACGGGCAGCGTTTGATGACGGATGCAGAAGCGGCTAAACTTCTTGGTATTGCCACAGGAGCAACAAAGACAGAAGCATCCACTAAAAACGGCTATATGAAGGTAAATGGTAGCGAAGTAAAAGTCTATGAGCTGCCTTCCGATGTAATCAAAGGCGCGATTGCAACGGATGCAGAAGTGGAAGAAATGCTTGCAGAAGTAATTCCCACAGTATAACAATTACCTCTTTCAAAATGGGGACGGATTTAATAGATTCGTCTCTTTTTTAATTATGATACGGAGGTGATCTCATGAGTAAGTACCCTACGCTGAATCATTTGAAGAGCAGCGTGGTGAGCTTAGTTAGCTATATCAACTCGCTTTTCATACCATTGGCGGATGCTGTGGAAGAATTATCTAAAGCAGTGGAGGGCAACGCTGGGTCAGTAGATTTCGATAATAAGATATCTTGGCCCGGATGCACATTCACTACGAATCCTAAGAATTCTGCAGGAGAAATCATTCAGACGATTACGGATACTGCCAGCGGTAAGTTAAAGGCGAAAAAGGTAACACTGGATTCTGGAAATTATACGTATACCGAGACTTATATTTTCTATGCAGATGACGGTGCTACAGTCAAAGAAAAATATACGGTTCAGATCACACGAGATTCGAGTAAGGTTTGGACTGAAGTTGTAAAGAAAGTAGTTTAAAGGAGGGAGAAATATGGGTTTTCCCGAAGCGGATTATGTGACTGACGAACTTAAACTTGCGCTAAATACTGATTCCCAAATTCCTATCAATCACATCATCTGGTTGAACGATTATAAGTTTTACGGTGAAGAGAGCTATGTTTATCAGGATAAAAACAAGCTCCACGAATTATATAAGGATGGGGCGTTATGTATTCATGATAAAAGTATTTTGGATGAGGCATCCAACTGGTGTATCGATAATGGATATGCGGGTGCTTTTCTAGCAGCATCCTATGATATGGATGTCGCTGGAGCAAAGGCTTTGAAACCTTTAACAGCTATGAATGCTATTCTGGCAAGCTCTACAGCTATGAATGCTATTCTGGCAAGCTCTACAGCTATGAATGCTATTGCGGCAAGCTCTACAGCTATGAATGCTATTCTGGCAAGCTCTACAGCTATGAATGCTATT